AGGGTGAAAGAATATTATCTTCTACTGTGCCTGTGTCTAATCTAACCTTGTCGGATACCATGGATTTACCTACAGTATCTGGTGTAGTTAAATGATGGGTTTCTTCTATAAAAGTTGTTATTGGAGTTGCTCCTAATCCTATTGAAGCACTATATAAATTCCTAAAGATTTTGTTTGGTGCATTATTAATATCACCTGATGCAATATTATTATAATCTGAGCCTATAGGTACTCTTTGGATTAGATTTCCAAAACTAGAACTAATACTATTTCCATTATAGTTAAATGGTGATAAAGATTGAGTTACTATTGTATTTTTATTCAATTTTTCATCCCATACTCTATATTCTTGTACACTACCTGAAAAGGGGTTTATTAATGAACCTGAGATAGCATGAGAACCTATAGAAAGGGCACTACCAATTGTTACTCTAGTTTTGGCACTATCCATAGATGCAAAAAACCCAGAGGCTGCCATGCTACAAGATAAGACGTAAGTATTTTTATTAAATGTTGTATTAGTAGCAAAAGCTTCAATTGTATTTCCTTCAGCAGAACTACTATTTAATCTAACAGATAAATTCCAAACATCCCCATTAAAAATAGGACCTAATAAACTTCCAGTTATTACTTTTATTCTTCCCGCGGATGAATCTGCTAAAGATCCTGAAGCTATGACTAAATGGGCAAAAGAAGCCGAATTAATTGTTGAATTATTTAAACTTTGAGAAATACCTATAACTACATCATTAGAGGATGCTGAAGGGGCTATTGACATAATATCAAATGCTGTGGTAGATCCCTGAGTGGGTAAAAATCTAGTTTGTATAGTTTTAGTGGTATTTGGAATTAATTGTGATTGAAGAACAGCTGAAGCTCCATTTGGGGCTCCCATTTTACTTTTTTTCTTATAAGAAAAAGTTCTAAATCCTGTTTTGTCTACTGTGGGTCCACCATATTCTTTTACATGAAGAATACTTTCGGGTATTCCATAACATGATATAAGTGCTTTCATACCTCTTTCAGTACCTTTTGTTTTTAAAAGGTAAGGTAAGTTATCATGTAATCTTTTCCAGATTTCTTTTGTAATATCACCTTTAGGAATTGAACCAGCATTTGAAGCACTTATCATACTTTGTGATACTGGGGCTTGATATTGAAATATCCCATTAGCTCCTTCATCTCCCGTTAGGTAAGAAAATAAATTTTCATTTTCAAACTGGTCAAATACTTTTAATCCTGCTTTTTCTAATACATCATATACTAAATCTTTTGATATTCCCCTATTTAATTTACTATCTGCTTGGTTTTGTTGTGTAATATGGTCTATATAAATCCAAATTTTATCAAAATGTTCCCCCACCATATTAACAAATAAAACATATTGAGTATTATCAGGATTTGATAATATAAAATTAGGTAATGTATTTTTTAAATTATGGATATTAATATCATCATAACGAGACGAACTTAATAATTGTCCTCCATAATAATTATTTGTATCTACTTCACTACCTAACCATTCCTTAGCTTGATTAGAATCAACTGAATATAATGTATAAGGTTTTGCAGAGTTACTTTTAGGCCAAGAATAAGTTCCAGAATCAAAATATAAAAATCTTTCGTATGAATCAAACCCACCAATTAAGTTTTTTTTCTTTTTCTCTATATTATTTCTCTCTGATATGACAGAAACTGAAGAAGTTTGGGGACCTGTTAGGGTGTCAATATCATTTATATCATTATCATACCCCTTTAATAGTGTTAATTTATAATTAAAGTTTTTTAATCTTTCAGTAGCAGAACTAAAGTGAATAAAATTTTCAAAATGGTATTTAGTTTCAGTGTCCGTATCAGAAAAATCTATAGCTAATTCTAAACTGGATGATAAATAATTATTAATATTATGAAATGACGAGCTTACTGAACTCCCCAATAACTGATCATAGTTTCTATAAGCTGATGGTTTGGATGAATTAAGTCTAGTATCTATCCTTAAATTTGGGCCTTTAATTTCTTCACCCTCAATTAAATCATCTAAAGTAGGTTTTCCTAAATCAACTGTAATAGACACAGGGTTAATAATCTCTTCTGACATTCTAAACCTTTCACCTACTTTTACATTAGGGGGTAGGGGATTATATAGTTTTATTAATACTTCTGTTGGGTCAGATACTGCATCTATATTAAAATTAATTGCTGTGGATTTTCTATTACGGCTAAAGTTTAATAATATTTCTCTAAAATAAACAGAAGAATTTACAATACCTGATATTTGGTTAATTCCATTAATTACATCATCATCCGATAATAAATCACTTTTTATTTTAATTTCTTTACCTGAAGGGGATATTTTACTAATATAAAATGGTTTAGCAAAAGTATCTAATATAAGTTTTCTATAAAATCCTAATTCTAATTTATATTGACCACTAGTAAATCCTAATTTTCTTAGAGTTTCTGTGTAGTCAATATTAATCTCATTATACAGGCCATCTTTATCACTTATTATATCAGGTGGTTTATATCCTTTAAAGTTTTCTTCTTGGACTAAAAGTGTATTATTTAAATCATACACATATAATTCTACATTATCTTCACGTTTACCAAATTTTCTGACTAAAGTTTTAGTAGGAAGATTTATGCTACTTAAATTATCTATTTCTTCTTCTCTTATAATCATCCTTGTGTATTAGCGAAATTTAAAAAGCTTTGTAATACTGAGTTTACTTTATCTCTAATTTTATCTACAACTTTGTCCCTAAGTTCTTTAACTTTATCACTATTTTTTATAACACCTGGTAATGGGTCTAAAAGTTGATTAAAGAAGTTTCTAGCGTCATCTGCTACTTTATTTGCTATCCCCCCAATTTCAGATATATCAATACTTATAGCATCTAATTCAGGTAAAGAACTAAAATCACCTCCTTCTATCTCACTGATTCGTTTTCTTAATCTGTTTATTTCAGCATCTTTAGTGTTATCAGTAATATTTACACCTACATATAATTCACCATTTTCTATATAAGATCCTTGCTCAAAATTACCTTCACTTAGATTAGGGCCTGTTTTTATGGAAGAAATTATTGCTGTTGTTGCTGAAGGATACCATCTATCTCCATCAGGGTGATCATCCTTATTATATCCTAAGATTTTAAGTAATAGATTATGAAAATCATCAGTGTAATTTATTTGTCTTTTAAATCCCTTATCCATATAAAAATAATCAGTTGAGTCTTTTTTAGATAATATTGTACCATTTCTAAAGAAAGGATGTTCGGGATCAGCCTGATCAGCTTGTAATAGAGATTGTTCTAATTTAGCTATTTGATCTAATAGATTATTTATCCTTTCATCTTTAGGATCTGCAATGTTGAATCCTTTTAAATACTCTTTGCTCCTAGAAATTAATTGGGCATGGGAAGTAGTACCTAATTTAGGAAGATTAAAAAATAAAGAATTATATAATTCAAAAAATTGTTTTGGGGAAAATGTTTCTTCTTTAGATTGTAGTTCTTCAAAAGAAGTATCTATTTTTTTGTTAAAACTCTCTTTTGAAAATATTTGTCTATCTAATTTAATAGTACTTTTTTCAAAAATATTAACATTATTTAATGATGCTCCTAAAGAAAGATCTTGGGATATTGTAGGTGCTTGAGATCTATTTTTTGATAGATTTGCTCGACGATCCCCCGGATTTGATTTTCCTTCTATTTTTGAATTTCTATAAGGTGAAGTTGCCATTAGTTAATTATTTTAAAATAATAATTATTATCATAAACTGTTATGCCATCTTCATTTTCATGTTTGAATAAAAGTTTATAGTATCTTTCAGCCTGTAAACCATTCATGAGTAAGTCGAAATACATTCCTTCATTATCAGCACTTAATTTACTATGGCTACTAAAAGGAATGATTACTTCTTCTGTAGCATAATCTTCGAGTGAATAAAAAGATTTACTAGTAAAATAATTTACGTCTAAAAAATTAGATGATGTTACAAATTTTCTTGTAGGATATAATGGTCTAACATTTAATCTGAATTTTTTTTCTTCAACTTTTTTATATTCGGCTTTATTATTTCTTAAAGTAACATAACATTCTCCCGTCCTTTTTATTTTATCATCTGTAGCAGAGCTAGTATCATATGTTGAATCATCCCAAGAAATATTTAAATAAGGTGGGTATATGGTATGAGTATCTAGAGAGAAAAAATTTAAAGTTCCATTATCTATACCATCAAATTCTTGTGATTGGGATCTTTTAAGTATAAAACCACGGTTTTCAATACCATTAGGGTATCCTGTGTTAAATTTACTAGAACTATAGTGTTTAATTATTGGTGAAGTAATATTAAAGGATAAATCTAATTCATCACCATAACCATAAGATCTGGATACCATAAATCCAGAACCTGTGTACCATGCACCACCACCTACTGAGGATCCAGAGTAACTTGCTGTTGCTCTTGTTCCCGCAAAGTTAGCAGATTTCCATGCTGTTTGAGTAGTGCTATCATCTTTATATTTCCAAGAAACACCATTACTAGTTATGGGATTATTTTGAAATCTTCCAGTACCATTATTGAAATCCTCAAATAGTGGAAATACTTCAAAATGTTGGTCTAAAGCTAAATTTTGTTGTTCAGTAGCATATAAATTTAAACTAGCTGAAAATTCACCTGTGACTTTACTATCAATAATAGAGACTATTTCATCACTATTAAATTTAATTAATATCCTTGAAGGATATCTACTAGCAGAAGTAATGTGTTGTTCATGAGATATTGTTAATATCTCATCTATACTACTATTTAATTCTACTCTTGAAGGGTGAGAATATATAGTTGAGTCTTTTTCGGGAAATAAAAAATAATATGCCATATTTAGTAAGTTTTGATTCTTCCTTTTATATCGTTATTAGGATATTTAATTTCAAAAATTGAAGGATCTAATGAGGGATAAATAACTCCATTAATCGTAGCTTGATTCAAATCATACTTATATTTTGAGTAATTTAATATTTCACCAAATTTATTATTAAATATAACTTCTTCAACGGTTTGTACACCTTCTACTTGAGCTAAATTATTTATTACTTCACTTATAATAATAGGTTGGTTTACTTGCCATCTATCTATATTAAAATATTCTTTTAAAGAATTAATACATCTGGTTAATACTACTGTATTGCTATAGTTTCTAAAACTAGTAATAACAAAATCTAATCCTAAATTAATAATAAAAGCATCTTTGATATTTATAGAATCAGTTAATATTCTATATTGTTCCAAATATGTGGCTAAATTTTCTTTTGACGCTAAATTTAAATTTACTAAATTTTTAGTGGCATTGTAACCTAATGTATATAAGTTAAGTCCATTAGGATTAGATATTCTTTTTGAAGTTTCTGCTGAGATTTGGTCATCTTGGTTTATGTATGCTTTTGCTACTTTACCAAATTTAGAAGGCATTATTAAAGTCCTAAATATATAATCATCTTTAGTTACTATTCTTTGTTGTGCACTAAAATTAGAAGCTGCATTTAATCTAATATCATCATTAGAATCTCCATCTCCTCCCCCATTTGCTGGAGAAGGATTATTTACTGTGAGTGAGGCTATTTGGTCGCTAGTATCTAAACCTGCTGTATTATTTGATGTAGTAACTGTTACTTTTCTTGTTATAGAATTTGCACCAAAATTACTTCCTATTCCCCCTCCTTGTAAATAAGTAACAGTAAGAGTAGTATTTGAAGGTACTTCTCCATAAGTTTTTGTGTATAAAAAATTAGATGGATCAAAAGCTTTATCTAACATACTCCTACCATCATTTATTCCTAAACCTACATTATCTGGGTTAGGAATTATTTCCTCATCATCAGAATCTGAAATACCTGCCCCAAATTTTATTTCAAGATTATTATTAGCTTTAAATCTAGTTACAAATCTTTTTGATACTTTTTTAGTTTTAAGTAGATAAGGAGTACTTCCGTTATATTGGGATAAGTTAGGATCATTAGCTTCAGTATTTCTTACTCCTTCAAATATAGTTTCTTGAGCTAGATAATCTACTTCAGTATATTTATTGTTATTAGAATCGATTATACTTTCAATCCCTATAATATTATTATCATTAATTTCTAATTTTAAAAATCTTTCTGGTAACCCTATATTAAATGTTTGAGTTTTTTGTCTAGCACTAATTGCTTTAACTTTTTTTGTTAGTAAATATTTTAAAGGTTGGTTATTAGCAGTATTAATACTAAAAATGGCAATATCTGTGGGGGAGAATGATGATGAAAAATTAAAATCTACATCATCCTGAGTTAAAAATTCCATATTGGTTTGGGCCTGAGGGGCAAAAGTAGAATTTTCTTTAATAGTCAAAGCATATCTCCAATCGGGACCATTAGTTGTAGCTGGTATTGTTTGGCTTATTTCTAAGTCTACCGAAGATGCATTTGTTACTTTTGGTCTATATCCTAAAGTATAAGCTAATGCAAATAGATTTTCTCTTTCTTGAGCAAATTCAAGAAAAGTTTCTTGGACTTGGGTATCAGTATAAAAAGACAATATATCTCCAACATAAGCAGCCATTTCTAAAAACATCATACCTGGGCTTCCCTCAGAAAAATCATTAGCAGTGTTTGGGTAATATATTTGAGCAAAATCAATTAATTGTTGTTTTAATTGATTATAATTTTTATTTAAATAATTAATAGATTTATTATTAGTATTATTTACTTTAGAATATGCCATTAGTTTAGTGTTATTGTTACTGCGTCTATAGTATTGTTCGCTAATATAGTATAAAATACCTTAAAAAGAGCTTTATGTTCATCTTGGGATATTTGAATTTGAGATACCTCTATTTCGGGAATAAATAATTCGGTTTGGCGCTGTATTTTGGTTTTTAAAACTTCAGAATTTATCTCTTGTTCAAATAGTTGTTGAAAAACACCAATTCCAAATGTAGGTTCATTGAATCTTTCTCCAGGATTAGTTAATAATAAATTGACTAAATTGCTTTTAATTTGATCCTTAGTAGTATAATTTGGAGTAAAGGGATCCCCATTAGATGAGAATGGTAATCTTACACCTAAAGCTTTTTTAGGTTGTAGATCAATAGGTTTAATCTCAATAGTCTCTCTTGGTTTAAATCTTATAGCCATTAGGGTCTAAAATGTTCTTTTGTTTTATTCATAGCATTCATTAATGGTCCATAGTCTTTATTTAAAAAGGCATTAGTAGGATCATTAATATTAAATGTTTCTTCTCGAGAAGGTGAAACTGCGGTTTCATTAAGTAATGAATCTAAAGTTCCGTTTCCTGTATTGAAAGAAGGCATCTGTTGTTGGACTTTTTGTCTAAATTCACCTTTTAGTGAATTAGTATTTGATTCCTTAATAGGGGGAGTTAGATTTGGGTTGGTTAATTCTTCCTTTAATAGTGTGATTTCACGTCTTAATGCGTAATCTATTTCTTCTCGCACAACTTTTCTGATTACTTTTTCAAATGCACTTAATTTCATTAGTATTAGTTTTTAATAAATATATCAACTTTTAGTTATTCTGTAACCCGTTTCTCTTGTTTTGGGATTCTCTATAAATTCGAAAAATCTAGATTTATTAGAATCTTCTAAATTATCTAATATTTCTTCAGGATTGTCAAACTGGATGGTAGTTTCTTCAGTAATTGTGTCATTATCTAATAAATTACTATAAAATGTTAATATTTGTAAATATGTTTGATCAGCATAATCACAAGTTATTTGTATTTTATTATCTATATTAGTTATAACTTCAAGTGCAGAATTACATTGGTCTGATATGGGTTTGGTTTGTTCTTGTATATAATCTTTAACACTGCTCAATGATGAAATTATAGCGTCAAATTCGTTTATCTTTGATTCGGCTTTTTTTATTCCATCACTTAATTTAATTATACCAGAACCACCTGATCCTGGGACCGGACTACCTACAGGAGTAGATAGTGGTAAAAGATTTAAACCTACTTTTCCTGTTGTAATTAATGTTTTTATTGTGGGTAAATATTTAGTACCTTCTTCAATAAAAACATTTAATCTATCAAAAACATTAGTTACTTTATCTATTTCAGATTTAACTTGGTTAATTTGATCTTTCTTACCTCCTAACATACCTCTAACGTTTTCGCACTTTCTTTTAATTGATTTAAATTTTCTTTCAATTTCTTTTAAATCATCAGGTTTATTAATTTGAGTAGTTAGTTGTTCTTTTATACTTGATGGTTGGGGAAGTTGAGATTCAATTTGTGATTTAAATAATTTGCCAGCCTTAGAATTTGATCCTGCTGATTGGACTTTAGTTTTTGCTGCTTCTACAGCTAAAGTAGCTTGTGATACCGCAGTAGTAAAGGATTGTAAAATCATGTTAAAAATACTTTTTCACTTTTAATTTCTTTTAGTCTCTGTTTAAGGGACGTAATTCTACCTTGTGCCGCTTGAGTTTTTGATTTAAAAGCAGCATCTGGTGCACAAGGACCCGCAATGGGAGCTATAGGATTTAAAAGCATAAGGTCTATCTTATACATATTATCTATAATGTCTAATATTTCATTTAATATTTTTTCTAATTCATTTCCCTTTACAGCTGGGTTTACTGTGGTAGTGCTACCAGGATCTATACCTAATTGTATTTTAGGTGAATTTACTACAAATTTACTATCCTTTTGGGTAGATGTATTAAAATGAAATTCTCCATTAGTAGAAAATAAAAACCCTTTATTTGACCATAAAGTTTGATCTTCTTCAGCATTTAGAAGAATTCTTCCATTACTATTAAATATTAATTGTTTACCTATATATCTATCTGGTGCTTCTGGTTCAAATGCCATTTGATATTCTATTTGAGTTTTGTATTGCTGTGTCTATAGTAAAATCTTCTTTTTCATTACTACTTTCAGGCCACATTATAGGAAGTGTTGTATTTATTCTAGCGTCTGGAATACCTATATTTTTTGCAAATTGGGGTACCGAAAACCATGGACATTCCTTTTGTTTAACTTGATGGTGTCCTATAACTTGTGACTCTGGATATAAATCTAAATATTTTCTTATTAACTTAGCTAAAGTATAGGTTTGTTCTTGAGTTATATTACAGGATTTCGAAGGATTCTTTACATTAATTCCTCCCATCCAATTTAAGTGAATTCCAAAGTTGTTATAGTCATCCGGAACATATGTTTCTATTTCTCCAGTTACTGGGTTAATGAACTCATCTTTTTTTGCCTTAGCTAGTCCAGCACCATTTGTTATTACAGAGTCTGGATATAATCTAGTAGCTAAACCTCCTGTTTTTTCTATCATCCAATGATATCCACCCTTATTCCAAAATCTTCCGTAATACTTTCCATCCCCACCTTCACTTTCTTTTCCTCCCTTTACTCCATCTCTACTAATATTGGGTTTAAAGAAAAAATTCTGTGTGTCTGATGGGATTCTACTTTGATTTCCAGCGGATGTGTGAACAAATATATATCTAATTTTACGGGTAGTTCTAGACATTGTTAATCCAGGATCTGGGGGTGGAGTTATATGTTCCTGACCACTTTTATTAATTAGAAGTACGGGTTGTCTATTTATAGCGCGACGTGCCTCAGGTGCTGTAACAGCTGCATCATTATTTTCGGGAAAATTAGAGTTAGCAGAACTGTTGTCTGGTATAATATCACCAAAATTATCTTCGTCACCTTCTGTAGCATCTGTTCCTGCTACATCATAAGTTGTTTCTATAAAAGTAAGTTCGCCCTCATCTTGTGCTTCATCTAATAAAGCAAATATAGGATCATCATATATTCCTGATTCACTTACTTCTGGTGGTGATTCTTTTTGCACTGCTTCTTCTACAACATTAGAATCATCTGTTGATTGTATTGTTTCTTCTAATTCTTCATTAGTTACGACTTCTGGTAATTCAATGGGGGGTGTAGGTATATTTTCTATTATTACATTTTCACCTGAAGGGGGCTCATATGTTACTCCCAATGAATCTACATTTGTACTTGATACTGTGAGGTTATCTATATTTTGGTTTGAAAGTTGTACAACTGCTGTATTTAGGTTGTTTATACTTTCTACTTGTACATCATTTTGACCACTATCCGCAGACCCATTTGAAATAATAACTATAGGCTCTCCCTCACTTTCATTATTTGACCAATTATTTTTACCATTAGCTGTAGATGAGCCTAATCTTATAGCTGCTCCTTGTCTATCTTGTATTACAGTGTGGTCAAAAGCTACTAATTCGGGTGAATTGTTGTTTTCTACAAAATCACCTGTTAATTCATCTTCTGGTGTGATGGCCTCTTGAGATATAATAGGGGCAAGTTGCTTTTCAGCATTATTTCTAGCTATTTTCTTAGCTGTTTCAGAATTAGTTGATTGTGCAGTCCCTGTTGCCTGATCTCCTGTAGTTAGTGATTCTAAAGTTATAGTATAGGTGTATTGTAAGACTGGTTTACGTCTTGTTCCGGTATTTCTTGATGTTAATTTGGAATCGATTGTTTTAGTAGGCCCTATAGCCCCACCTCTTCTAGTTCTAGTATTAAGTGGGGTAGAGTTTTGTTGAATACCTACGGCAGCTTCTCCAGTATTATTAGGTGAAGAAGATAAATCTTCTGAAGCCGGTAAAGCATTGTGGTGAGAACTATTCCACACATTTACCTCACATAAGTAATATGTTTTTATAAAGGAACCATCTCCTTTTGTTTTTCTATATATATTTCTCCCAGTAGTATTAAGAATGAGAACTATTTCATTTTTAATAGGATATCTTTTTATAAAAGTAAATAAAGGTTTAGCTCTATTTAATCTATCAAGATTTCTTTTATCTGCATTTCTAAATGATATCTTATCATAAAATATAGTACCTAAAGAATCTGGGCCTGTATAATATGGATGATCTGAATCTCTTATGCAGTCAACAACTCTTGCTTCAACGAATTGATTTCCGTCAGAAGTTTGTTTATTATCTTTTTTAGGAGAGGTATTATTGGTTTGGTGTCTCGGCATTTGCAGCTACTTCTTCGGCTATTTGTTGAAGTTGTTTTAATTCTTCATCTGTAAGTAATGAGTCGCTACCATTTGAATTATTATTATTGCTTATGCGTTGAATAACCGCCATCATTTTAATAAGATGTTCGTCATTCTTTACACTTACTTCTAAATATTCTTTAATAAGGGGGACAACTACTGGGGCATCTCCAATATTTTGAATTAAAGGTTTTAATTCAGCAATTAAAGAATTTATTTGTTTATCCTTTTTTTTACTATTTGTATAAATTTCTTTAAAAACATCAGAAGATGTTTTTCCCTCAAATAATACTGTATCAAGTGGGTTGCTCATTACCTATAAATATATCCAGTTTCAAGATATTGAGAATAACATTTTTGAAATATTTTTTTCATTACTTTTATTACTTTAGTAATAATGGGTGTTTCTAAACCGGTTATTTCTCTAATATAAATATATATTGCCTTTTTATTAAAAATTTCTAAAGATTCTCTTCTTTTAAATACAGTAAGTACTGCGTCAGCTACTTGTATTTCTTCAGGTTTTTTAAAAGTACTTGATAAAATTCCATCCATATATGTAATATATAAATCTAAAAATTCTTTTTTTTCATTTCTAACTTCTTTTCTTTCAAATTCACTTAATATATTATCATCTGTGTCTACTTCTATTAAATCTGCTTTTTTCTTCTTCTTAGCATAGTTTTTATTATTATAAAGAATAAGATAATTTTTTCCTACTATACTAAAATATGAAAAAGCTTTACCTCTTCCAACTTTAAAATAATGGAGTTTTTCTAATAGAAAGCAAATGACCTCATGTTTTAAATCTTCAAGGTCATCAACTTCAGTGTAATAAAATTTAAATGTATGTATAAGATTTTCTGCTAATTTATAAAATGAATAATGTATTCTTCTATTATAGATCTTATTTCTTTCATCCTGATCTTCACTAGCTAAATATTCTATTATTGCTAGCTCAGTGTCTTCAGTAAAATATAGTCTTTTACTTTTTCTTCCTCTTTTTGCCATTTAAATTAACGGAGACGAAATTCGTTTAATGCCTCCTGGATTTTCTTAACTTCGGTAAAAAACCATCCTATCTCATCATCTGATGAAAAAAGACCTCTATCATCTATATGATTTAATCTTTTATTACAGTGATCTATAGCATCACTTTGTTTTGCAATAAAATCTTCTAAAATTTCACATTTCTTAATAAGATTTATTACAATAAACCCAGCTGCTATTAATAGGGCTAATAATATTCCAATTATAATTTCCATTAGTCTACAAAGAATGAATCAATAATTGATTTGGTTTTTTCGTTGAAATTAGGATTATTTTCTACATTTATCGCTTTAGCCTTCCTTATAGTTTTATCAGCTTTAGAGGCATTTGCGGGTTTAGATTCGTTTTGTACAACTAAATTTCTAGAGTTCCACATCTGATATTCAATCTCTTGTGCTGTTTGTATAGCTTGATGGATTAAGAGGGGAAGGTGACTTCTAAATTTGGTTTCTTTTTGTCCACTATAAAAATAAAATTTATTACTTTCATCAAATAATCCTTCTTGATTACGAATAGCTAAATATTCATTATGTGAAATTTTAATCCCTGCATCTTGTAAGAGATACATTGTACGATCATAAATTTTCATAGCAGGTACATTTTCATTAAATTTATATACCATACCTAAATTTTTAACATGCCAATCAGAGTCATTTTTAGTAAAATATTCATTATTCCAATCACCTAATTTACCTAATTGACAAAATAAAGATACAAAATTAAGTTCTTCACCTGTATAAGATTCATTAGCATTATGAAATGCATATAATTTATGTAATTGATTTGCTACTTTATTTACGCGTAAAACATGATCTAAATAACCCCCAGGAAATGCATTATTAAACCAATCCTTAGTAGATGCAGGAGCAAACATTACTCGTTCTTTAAGACAATCAGTGAGTATCTTAAGTTTTTCTAAACGCTCACCTTCAAAATTAGTTTCTAAAACACCATTAAAGATTTCAAAATTAACTTTAATTTGTTCTGCTCCTATCATTTTAAGTGACCTATTTTAGAACCATTATCATTTGGTTCAATATTAATAATATTTTCTAGGTTTTCATATTTTTCTTTTAACCCTTCTTCCATAAAGTAAAGGGCTTCTTTGTTTTTTCCTCTTTTTATTAATTGATAAAGAGAAGCTAAGCCTTGATCTAGTCGTTCAAGTGCTACATTCATTTGTCTTTGGTATCTGGCCATAATTTATTTTTTTATTAATGTAAAAAAGATTTTATTTGAATCCAAATTTTTTATAATAAGAATTGCAATTTTGTAATCTTTCAATAATATTTTGTTTATTTCCACTATTTGAATTATTATCCAATAAAGTAAGAGTATTAATAAATTCTATAGTTTCAGTTATATAACGTAATTCAATTATATTTTCTGTAGGGATAATATCGCTAAGGTGGTTAAGTCTTTGAATTATAGAGGATTTCCACGTAGTGAATTTTGTTTCTGTATCTAATGTATCGAAAAAACTATCTAATGACATATCATTATTTTACAATCCGTTGCGACTTTTACAACAGATTCGAAGGTATATTAGAAAATCTGGGGAGCCAAATTATTTTTTACCTAAATGGATATTAGGGTTTGGGTTATGCCACTGATATCCTAAGACGTCTGATACTGTGGTTCTTATAATTCCCTGATCAATAGCTTCTCCTAATTTATCTATGTTAATAATAGCATATTCACCAGATTTAGCACTAGCAAACATAAAGGCATCTACATTTGTTTTTTCGGCGTATGATTCTAAATTTAGTTTAAATATTTTATTTCTCATAATAGCTAAATCTTTAAAATCATCAGCTTTATTAAAATATTTTTTAGCTAATCCTTTTTGAAAGAATACTTCATCTAATATTTTTTGGGTAAAATTTATATATTCCTTAATATTACCCTTACTCTTAATAACAAAATCAAAACCATTTTTTAAACAGTAATTTATAAGTTTATTTTCATCACTAGATTCAAATTCTTCTCTTTCTTCATCTCCTAAGATAAATTTATCAGCTATTTGATTCTGACCATTTACCCAGGCTCCTCTTCCCCCTTGTTGACCAGCTCTACCACCAGCACCTTTAACTTCTAGATTACCAACTCCCCCCCAATTTAAGTCACCTCCTCCTTTTCTATTATTTACATCACTAAAAACTAAAGCTAAAAATATTTCAATCTTACCTATATTTGAACCACCTTCATCTATACCTTCAATTGCCATTAGGGTTTTTACTAATTCATCTGAAAGTCCAACACCCTTAATTATATTTCCCCTAATAGGTAAGTCTGATAGTTTTTTAGGATTATTTAGGTAATTAAATAATTTATCAACTTCACTATTAGTAATAGTACTCAATATACGATCTAGATCATTATCTCCTTGTTTAAAATCAGCGGCTGTAAACCCATTTTTAGCTAAAAGGTCTTTTGTTTTAGAACGGAATCCTGTACCTTTAACTATTTTAAGTATTCTTGTTATTGATTTTGAACTTAAATCGCTTTTATTAATTAAATCAATAAGTTCTTTTTTAGAAGGATCTTCTTCTTCTTTTTCTTTTTCTTCCTGTTCTTGAAACTGAGATAAAGAAATACCCTGTTCTTTTAAAATGACTTTTAATAAACGAAGATCAGAGGGGCTATCCATATCCGGATAGCCCTTCTCACATCTATATGCCCATTCATTAACTAAGTTGTCAATGTTAACCATTAAATCAAATTTTATCTTTGTTCTATATAAACTAAAAATCCCCCACTACATTCTACTCTAGCAATAGGTCCTTCAATTGTGGCACCCGCAGGTATAGTAATATTTGTAATGACAGAAGAAGCAGTAAATTGTGATTCGGGTTCTGTCAATGTTCCAAATTCTATTCTAGAGAGTACTTGTTCAGCGTCATCAGCGCCTAATGCTAAAATTTTACCTATACTGCCAGTGATTTTTTGGCCTACAGAACTTGAAATAGGAGCGTATACTATTCCGTTCATATTACTTTATATTAGCTAGTTTTCTAAAACGAGCAGCTCCATCAAATGATTCATTGAGATTACCTTTAATTTTTTTAGTAGCTACGGATTCATTCATTTTGCCGTCGTTTGCAAGTTTGCCTTTTTCAGCAGCTTTTTTAGTAAAGAAATCTATTAAATAAGCCTTTGGATCAGCTTTAGCTGCTTCTATATCTTCATTCATAGCTGTTTCTCCTGGGGCATCAGTTGCTCCTGCAGCCGCTCCAGCTGTTGCACTACCTTTAAATAACGCCTTAAATTTCTTAACGATTGGAGTAAGTGTAGCCTTAGTCACACCTAAAACTATAGTAGATGCTACACCAGCAAACCCTAAAGAAATAATTGAATAAAACACCATCATCACTCTTTGAACCATAGGAATTGTCTGACCCCCTGCCTGGCCGGATGCTATAGAATTAGCAAAATTAGATAAATCGCCACCTACACTCTGGACTATAACCTCTAGAGTATCAACAAACCCTGTTATAAATGAGGGATCAAGAGCTTCATTTAATACACCTTCTTTTAAGTCTTCTTCTGAGTCTTCTTCTGATTCTTCATCTTCAATTTCAGCTGTATCTTCTTCTTCTTCTCCCCCAAAATCTTCAACTTCTCCTTCAGGCCCAACAACAGGTTTAAGCATATCAAAAATTTGACGAAGTAAATCTAAAGGATCTTCTTCTGCATCAGGTTCATCAGTGGTTACTTCGATATCATCACCCATATCCATGGTATCACCCATTTCATCTTCTTGTATGAAAGCATCAAGCTCTTCTTTAATAAGTTTATTTAATTCTTTAATATTCATTTTATTTAATTTTAAGCAATTCGTTAATTTTATTTCTAACCTCAGTGCGGATAGATTCTTTTAGTTTAATTTCTTTCATCTTATCCTCAGTAAATTTTTCTCCTACTTCTTTCATAGAATGACCTTCCAATTCTTTTAAAAAGGTTTTAAATGAGGGTTTTTTATCCATATTACGGGTAGTAGTTTCATAATGTTCCATATATGAATAGTAAGCTGCAGTTTCTTTTAGCTTTTTTAATACGGTTTCTGTAGCTTTTTCTCTTTGATCTTCATTAGCTTCTCTAAGTGAAGCAGCTCCTAACTTATTTAATTCACAGTTCATCCCTTTTTTAAATTCATAAGGATTTACTGATTCAAATTCCATATCAACGCCATGATAGTCTAATCCTTTAGCGCGTTTTTTATCTTTTCTTTTATATCCGTAAAAATTATCGTTGGCCATATTGGTGGTTTTGTTATAAATATATAAAAATCTTAAAAATCAACGCTTTCCACCATAATAAGCAACAGCATGCCCTTCTTCAATTAATTGTTGATTAACATTAATTTCAGTTATGGAAGTTTTTGAAGAAGTAGGTGATAAAGTATCTACATATAAGCTAGCTAATGCTCTTCCAAATTTCCCAAGACCAGAAACCCTTAAAATACATTTATTATTATTACACCCTAATATTTCCACTAATCTATCTTTAGCAGCTAATCCACGTTTTTTTTCTTCTTTATCTCTAGTTCGAGATTCTGGAGTATTAATTCCCTCCATTCTAACAGTTATTTTTTTCCAGGTACTAAACCCTAAATCTATAGTACATTTAATTGTATCACCATCGACTACTCTATCGACTACTGCATTATATTCGTACATTATTTTCGATTTGCAAATTTTTCAAGTCCTGCTATTCCAAAACATCCTAATACTACCATTACAAAAGAATTATAAATGGCTTCATTAATTACTAAATCAGATCCTGTCCAACCAGTTACTACATCTGCTATCATTACAATAGTCATAACAACAAAGGCACAAAATCCAATTATAGATTTTTCATTATACTTATTGTCGTCTTTAAATATTTCTTTCCAACTCATTTTAATTTTATTTTTAAATTATTTTATAATTAAAACCAATTGAAAAATCGTGCCAACTACGATTCCAATATTTATGATATTTTCCTTCTGAAAAAATACCTAATCTTTTATTTACTTGATACCCAAGTATTAATCCACCTGTGTAATCAAACCATGTATTACCATCAATAAAATTAGTATATGAATATTCATTTTTAGTACTTATATGAAGTGGTAATATACTAGCCCACGAATGAAGCCAGAATGATTTAGTATAATGGTAATAATCATATCCTACTACTAATGAATGATTCCATTGGTAGGGTAATAATGATCTTTCTTGCTCAACATAATCATTTAACACTTGAGGAAGAGCTATAGCATTCCACACAATGTTATTATCAGCAACTACGTTACCATTAGGGTCAATCCATTCTCCCTCAAAATTAGTACCATACCCCTGATTAACAGCTACATTAGTAAAATCAGCTCCTGTTAGATCTGATAATGGATCAAAACCATAGGGTTCTGAAAAACGTTGAACTAATCCAATATTAAGAGAAAATTCTTTAGCTATATTATATCTATAACGCTGTGAAGCTTCAAAATATTTTAAATCAGCAAACCCATCCTGGACATATTCTGCTTTTATTATCCAATGATCATGAACATATCTTAAAAAATGTTGTTGATCAACAAACTTTCTTCCTTGTTGTCTTTTATAATCAAATTCAAATAAATATTCTAAACCCTCAACATTACCAACAGTAGCAGCATCAGAAACTGAACTTTCTGTGCCATTATAAAATACATTTTTTCT